GGTGAAATATATATTTTAGCATTATTTAATAGATGAGCAGAAAAATGAAAGTATCGATGTTCACAATCTTCTGATTGGTCCTTTGATTTTGACAATGGTGTATTTTTATTTAATAGGTGTTTATTTTTCCTTATTTGATTCATACGTAAATTCTTTGGGATGTAACTAAAATCTTTATCACCTTTATACAAACAGTTTGAAAACTTATTTGTTTTATATATGGCTAATCCACCAAATGCCGAATAACATTGTATATATCGTCCATTACTACTTTCTCGTAGTTTTTTCAAATAATTATTATACGTAGAAGAACCATTTTTAAATTCATAACAAGATATAACATAAGGGTATACAGACAATGCCCACCAGTCGTAATAATATTTATCATTATTCCAAAAAGATAATGCATCCCAATTTGCACTATCCAATAGTGATTTTTTCATCAAGTTTATATCCAACTTTCCACACGAAACATTATCCCAGTCAAGCATTATAAAAAATGGATATTTACCACCTTCTTGGTTCAATTGATTTATTAAATAATTACGCCCTGTAGCTAATCTAAATGTACGTAATCGATGTAATTCGTCTTTATTTTCATAAAAGGTGAATTTGGGATTAATACTTGAATAATGTTGTAATTTCGATAATGTATCATCTGTGGATACATCATAAAACAATAATACTTTATAATCTTCAAATAATTCTGACATTTTCATAACATTATTATATACTTCATCTATGTATTTGGAACAATTTCTTATTGTCCCACAAAAAAAACAATTCATTATATTATTTATAATATATTATTAATCAAGACAATTTATTATTATTTTTTTTCAAATTCACGTAAATTTAACATCTCCGTTTTGCGTTGATCGTCTGATATATCATTACCATTTTCACCTATATCATTATTACCATATTGACCTTCAACTTCTTCAACTTCTTCATCATCATAATCACTATCATCGTTGTCAGATTCATATTCGATGATATTTTGTCCTTCGGGTTCATACTGATGTTCGGATTGAGGTTCATATTCAGGTTCATACTGATGTTCGGATTGAGGTTCAGGTTGAGGTTCGTATTGGGGTTCGGGTTGGGGTTCGGGTTGAGTTTCATATTGAGTTTCATATTGAGGTTCGTATTGGGGTTCGGGTTGAGTTTCATACTGAGGTTCAGATTGAGGTTCGGATTTAGGTTCATACTCAGGTTCGTATTGGGGTTCGGGTTGAGTTTCATATTGAGGTTCGGATTTAGGTTCATACTGAAGATTATCATTATCTTCAATTGATTGCGATGGTAAATTTTTCGGATTATATTGACCAATTGTATTAAAATCTCTATAATTGGATGGCTTTATTTCATCATTACTTATATCACGAATATCGTGCATATCTTCATATTCACTATCTTCTGCATTTTTAATGCGATTATCAATTGTTTTGGCTATTGTTGATTCAACAATATCTTGGTATAAATGGACACCTTTATCATAATTTCTTTGACAAGTTTTATACAAGTCTGAAATATAAAGACGCGATTGTTTTATCAAACTATCCAAAACCACGTCATTTAACCGAGGATTTATTCGTATTTGTTTTTTACCGGTTGTTTTATTAACTGTATAAACAAAAAGTTTACCTATAATTTCCATCAATTTATCCTGATTAATTCCTGCATATCTTTTCATTTCATTCAAATTATCAGCATATTTTTGAAAAATAGAATCATTTTTGGATATTGTCAATGGTTGTAAAAATTCAGGTTTATTGCATTTACTATATTGTTGAACCGGTATATCCTGAAATGTTTTTATTTCGGGAGGAACGGGTTCATTATATTTTCCTGTAAAACTTTTATAAAATTCACGTACATCTTCTTCATATTGTTCTCTAGAAGAAGGTGACATAGATGTATATTTTCCTTCATTGTAATCATACACATCATAATATAATACTTCCAACTCTTTTATACCCGGTTCATCAATTAACATATTAGGTTTTAATTGTAAATGACATATACTAGGTTTCATTGTGACATCTGAAACCCCCATCCCAACATAATCAAAAAATCCACTCTTTTTTTCAGATTGTGAGTTTGTTGAATCTTGTTCTATATCCAATGCATTAATACGTCGGTTACATATATTTGAATATTCAACGTCTACCTCCACACCTTCTGGAATATTATGTCTATTCGCCCAATTAACTTGACGTATTACCCCAGTACTATCTCTGAATTTATATATAGGATTTATTGTTAATATAATAGCTGAAAAAAGATGGGCTATACGTATATAAAATGAGGCTATAGCCATACACATATCTTTTTTGACCATTTCAGGAATTTCACGTTCCACTAAATTTTTATTAAAATATGTAACTTTACGCGTAACCATTTCAGGTTCGTCGTCTGTATCACTGGATGTTTGTCTTTTTACTAAATATTGAATATCTCGTGTCGTTGCATATTTCGATATTATATCAGATGTGAGTATAATTAGTTCATTGCAATATTCCCTATTCGCCAATTGGTTTAATGATTGGAAATCCATAGTTACAATATAATACGTTGCAATATAATCTATCGTATGTCGAAAACTATTTTTGGATAAACCATCGGTATTTGAAATATTTGCTCCCATAATATTCTTTATTAATAAAATTGATTTAAATTTATTAATATTGTATTTAATATATTCACTCATACGAAATGGAATCCAAAACGTATAAATGTGGGTATGTTAAAAAAAATAAATCAAAAAAAAATACAATATCGCGAGAAAGTAAAACGAAATTATGGTCGGAATTTGAAGAACATACTGACATTTTTACACACGGTACTAGTAAAGAAACCAGTGATTTAGAAAAATTATATATCAAGGCAGATGATGATACTATTCAATGCCATCAATGTAACTACCCCTTGATATATGATGAAGAAGGATTACCTAACTGTTCTAATACAAAATGTGGAATTATACATCACAATGTTATTGATTTTTCACCTGAATGGCGATATTATGGTAGTGAAGATAATCAATCAGGCGATCCATCTCGAATTGGTCTCCCTATTAATAATTACTTGGAAGAATCTGCATATAGTTGTAAATTAACTTGTTCATCGTCATCCAGTTATGAAATGAGAAAAATAAAACGTTACTCCGATTGGACTGCTATGCCGTATAAAGAGAAGTCTCAATATGAACAATTTCAAAAAATACGAGTTATGGCAACAAACGCCGGAATACCTCTTGCTATTATTAACGAAGCTATTCATTATCATAAGCGAATTACTGAATATGAACAAACATTTCGCGGTGAAAATAAAGATGGGTTAATTGCGGCTTCAGTATATATAGCTTGCCGTAAATATAATTATCCTCGGACTGCAAAAGAATTAGCCCTCATCTTTCACTTGGATAATACAAGTGCTACACGTGGTTGTAAAACCGCACAAATTATTATTAATTATTTAGAAAAGGATAATTGTGATGAAAAGACATTATTTAGTAAAATAAAACCAGAATCCTTTATTGAGCGTTACTGTAGTAAACTAAATATTAACACGGAACTCACAAAATTATGTATCTGGATTTCACGAATTGTAGAAAATAAAAGATTATTACCAGAAAATGCACCTCACTCCATTGCAACGGGTGTTGTTTATTACGTTGCCCAAATGACCGGTTTGCATATTTCTAAGATGGATATAAAAGCCATCAGTGAAATTAGTGAAGTAACTATCAATAAATGTTACAAAAAATTATGTTCCATTGACAATAACATATTATTACCCGCATCCATAAAGAAAAAATATTCTATTATATAAACAATATGGGTGGTGGATTATTTGGAACTCCGTTATATTTGAATCTAAAATGTTTACTATTTTCAGCTTTTGTAATTTCTGTTTATTTTTTACCCCATCCTCCAACATTTGCCCATAACTTTGTTATGACTTTTTTACTTGGAATGGCTTCTTATATTGCTCTCGCGTGGTATGATGTTTTATACGATTGTAATGATAGATTAAAACCGACTTTATTGGGATGGTTGTCCAAATCATTCAAACCTCCCGAATATTCACAACAATATGATGAATTACCATTGAAAACAAAAAAGGTAATTAGGACTGTTGATATTATCGTTCTTAGTATCATTGTAATTGCATTTATTTACCCTTTTATGTTTCGTAAAAGGAAATAATCTTAGTTCATTCATTGTAAAATAAATACTCATTTGTAATTGTTTTTACATCTTCGGGTAATATCAAATATTCCAATATCTTATTTCTTAGAACGTCCAATCTATATAACCATTCTTTTATTTTCTTTTGTTTAATGTGTGATAATCCATTGGAATTAATACCCCAACAAGATGTTATTTTTTCACCATTTTTATTTATATAATAATCTGGATTAAAACGAATGAATATAATAGGACGATGACCCAAGTCTTGTGACAATTCCATCATACGTTTATTTTCACAATTACTATAATCACGATGTTGTTCCTCATCTATTTCAACAATAATTATATGTGTAAATAAATCTAATAAAATATCAGGGCGTCTTTTAGAACATCCACAATCAATTTTCTTGTCATTTATCCATTGATTATTAGGAAATGATTCTTTTATATATTCAAATACAGCTGATTCTTTTGTTTTAAAATTTTTTGAAATTTTTATATCTGGAAATTCGTGAATAAAACATCTAAGACAATATTCATTACATCTTTTATTTTTAGAAGTTTCACAAAATGTATTTTTACATAATTGACCTCCACCACATTGTTTGCAAATTGATTTTATTTTATTATGTTCACATATTTGACTTCCACCACATTCTCTGCAATATGATTTTATTTTATTATGTTCGCATATAGAACTTCCACCACATTGTTTGCACCTTGATTTTATTTTATTATGTTCGCATATAGAACTTCCACCACATTGTTTGCACCTTGATTTTTGTTTATTATGTTCGCATATTTCACTTCCACCACATTGTTTGCAATATGATTTTTGTTTATTATGTTCACATATTGAACTCCCACCACATTGTTTGCAATATGATTTTATTTTATTATGTTCGCATATTTCACTTCCACCACATTGTTTGCACATTGATTTTCTTCTGTTATGTTCACATATTGAACCTCCACCACATTGGTTGCACCTTGATTTTCTTCTGTTATGTTCACATATTGAACCTCCACCACATTGTTTGCAAATTGATTTTATTTTATTATGTTCACATATTTGACTTCCAGCACATTGTTTGCAAATTGATTTTCTTCTGTTATGTTCGCATATAGAACTTCCACCACATTGTTTGCAATATGATTTTTGTTTATTATGTTGACAATTATATCTGCACTTTTTACAATTTTCTTTCACTATATAGTGAATACAATTTTCAGTTATAATAATTTCAGTATTCATCTGTATAATAAATATAATAAATTTATTATCTTCAATTTATTTTAAAACCAAAAGATTCCGAAAAATATGAATTTAATAGTATTTCATTATACAAATGGGTATACCTAAAAAAGTATTTATTATTCCATATCGGGACAGAAAAGAACAAATGTATTTTTTTCAGCATTATATGAATGTTATTTTAGTGAATGATATGAAAGATTGCGAAATATATTTTTCACATCAGTATGACAATAGACCATTCAATCGTGGTGCTGTGAAAAATATAGGATTTTTAGCAATTAAAAGTAAGTATCCCAACGATTATAAAGATATGGATTTCATTTTTAACGATGTAGATACGATTCCATATAGAAAAATATTTTCATATGAAACAACGCAAGGAATAGTCTCACATTATTACGGAAGTGAAACGTCATTGGGTGGAATTGTTGTTATAAAGGGTATTGATTTTGAATTAATTAATGGTTTTCCTTGTCTTTGGAGTTGGGGATTAGAAGATTCTGTATTATATGAAAGGTGTTTATTGAATGGATTAAAAATAGATAGATCTACTTTTTATCCGATAGGAAGTCCTGAAATATTACAATTATTTGATGGAATGAATCGGTTAATCAATAAATCGGAATGTGAACGTGGATCAAATAATCCAACTGATGGTATTTCTACCATTAAACATTTATATTATTCAATTGATAAAAAATCTAAGAACGTAAAAGATGTTTCGTTCTTAGATGAACAAGAAAATCTATTCTTTATTAATATTTTTCGTTTTGCTACAAATATTACACACAAAAAAGATGATTATGCTGTATATGATGTAAGAGAACCAATAGATACATTTTTTAATAAATCTTATAAAAATAGTATGACAACTGATTATCTAAATAATGATTGGAAAATAAATCAAAATCATATACAACCATCATCCCCACTTCCACCACCAATACCACAACAACAACAACCAATACCATCACAACGACCACCAATACAACAACCAATACCACAACAACGACCACCAATACCACAACAACGACGACCAGTACCACAACAAACAAATAAAAAAATAATTACAACTAGGGTTAATGTTACTGATAAATATCCACAATCACGCACAGGTCTTATTTTTATATAACATAGAGATAGACACACATTCTACCATTTTTCATTGTAACATATGTCGATGATTCGAAATATTCACAATATGTAGGTACTATTTCGAATGGTATTAATCGAACCATATTATTACCAGAAGAACAAATCATAGTTTTTTCAATTGTTGTTCTTATTTTTCCAGAACAAATGGGGAAACATTCACTTGTAGGGTATGTAGATTTCATTTCCTTTAAAATATTCTTTGTCATAAGAGGTATGTTATTTAATGCATATGGTTCATTTGTTCTTCCTCCCCCAATATCAAGTACAGGTATATATCCATCAATTGATAAACCACCTACTTTTTTAGGAAACCATATAGTTTTATCCCAACTATTATTGATAAATGTACCTTCTTCTTTTGTCTTGGGAATCAATATAATATTTTTATATGCAAATGATACTGCGAGAGATTGTCCCCCATCGTAACAGTGATCAAATACATCATCTCTATATTTTACAATAAATTGAGATGATGGCATCATATCGTTATTTAGTCGTTCATTAACCATATCATTATCAAAGAGTTCATACAATGAAGCTGTTCTTTTTAATAATTCAGGCATTGTGTCAAGATATGTTTTATTTTTTGCATAAAATGAGTGAGCAATTGCATTGGAAATAGCAATTGGTAATTGTGTTAATTTATGTAATTCAGTTAAAATATACAATGGGATATATTTATCAAATAGTGCATTGTTGGATATAAGAAGAATAGTCCAATCATTGTTTTTAATATTAATCTGTATACATTCATACATATCGTTTACATCTGATTCGGTTATTTCCATATCAGAATGATATAAGGTAAATGTTTCTAGGCATTGAAATGTTAAAGAAGATTTATCAATCGACCTTGGTATTAAAATTTGTGAAGAAGAAGAACCAACAGAACCATAAATAACTCCCATAAATCCATCATTATTTACAATACCATTTTCACTTAATGCTTCATTAATAATTTCTAAATGTCTTTCAGATTCCAAATAAGTTGCCATTTCACCAATTCCTTCCACTTCATTTGGAATAAACCCCATCTGTTTATTCATTTCATCATTAAAAACTTTATCTTTCTTAAGTCCGTTGATGATTTGTTGAATGTATGCCATTTTGTATAAACGATTATATTACAAAGATTTTAACTATTAAATTGAAATCATTTTTTTTTAAAAATAGGTTTTAATAAAATATTATTATAATCAACTAATTTATTTTCAATATTACTGTATCCAATCAACTGTGTTACAGTCAATGGAATTGGTATTATCCAATTATCTTTTTTTTGTAAAAAATGCCAGTACACATCAATCGCATATAAATGTTTATATTTGGGTTTATTCATAAGATAAGTTATACCTTCTTTAAAATTTTTCATTAATGTATCATAATAATGAGATTTTACTATATATCCTGTTGCTGCAGTACTCTTAATTACACGAAGACAACAATCTATATTTGGTATTTCTTGCACCTGTAATAAATTTCCAGTTAAAAGTATCACATCCCAATCTTTTACTTTATGTATTGTATTCCTAAGTTGTTGTTTGAATAAATCAATATTCGTAAAATCTATATCATCTTCACAGATAAGGATATGATCATACCCCCTTTTTTTAGCTTCTGTTAAACAATAAATATGAGATAAAAAACACCCCAATGCCCCCACTCTGTATTTTATCGCATTTATACGCTCCATTTTCAATGATGGTATGTTTAAATAATGAAACTGTGTCATTACGTTATTATATCTATCACGTCTTTCTGGCAGATTAATAAAAAATCCATTTTTTAAAAAATGGAGTGGATCATCATCACCCTTCATTGATAAAACAATGTCGTTTATATTAACCTCATCTGTTTCGTTTGACATTTATATATTTATTATAACTTTAATTAAATGGATTTTTTATTATTAAGATAATGGAATGTTTTAGAAGTAAAATTGATGATATTTTAGAAAGGAAAACAGTGGGTGATGAAATTGAAGATTATATTAAAAATAGATTGAGTGAAAAATGGATTAGTAAGAAATGTTTATTTATCCATTCTGGAAATGGTGTAGGTAAAACATCATTTATTACACAAATTGTAAGCAATTGTGGATATAATATGATATACTATAATTCATTGGATATGAATGTGAATACTTTATCTGACATAAAAAGAATCGTTACAGGTTCTAATATTATTTCGAGTATAACTAAAAAAAATATAGTATTGGTGATTGACGATTTACACTTTAAAACAACTGACGATAAAAATATCACATCATTATTATATAAATTGTGTTCATCTAAGACAAGTGTGAAAAAAACAAAAACAACAAAAATAACTCAACCTCGAAACCAAAAACAAAAACAAAAGGAATGCAATGAAATAGTCATTCGAATACCTATCATTTGTATTGGAAATTTTAATGATAAAAAAAATAGAGAAATGGGTAAAATATGCCATTTATTAAATATTGACATACCAACTAATGAACAAATACATAATATTATATCATTAATTATGCCAGATTTACCTAATATTATGTATTGGGTATATTATATCAATGGAAATTTAAAAATATTATCCAATATATACTTACTTTATAGTCAAAGATTTTTTGAAGATTGTATAAATTGGGATGATGTAATGGCAAATACAAATTATTCCAATAATGTTAAATTAAATACACAAATGATACTTACAAAACCCATATCTTTTACAACTCATACACATTTTATAAATGATGGTGATAAATCCATTACATCTTTATTGTTTCACGAAAATGTCATTGATTATATAAACAATGAGACTGTCTACTTATCAATTCTTAATAATTTTTGTTTTGCAGACTTCATAGATAGATTCTGTTTTAAAAAACAAATTTGGCAATTAAATGAACTAAGTTTTTACATAAAAACTTTTAAAAATAATCAAATTCTTAATGAAGATGAATCAAATATAGTAAAAACAGATACTTTATACAGTGATTTAAGATTTACGAAAATCTTAACAAAATATTCAACAGAATATAACAACCGTGTATTTTTTTCAAAAATAATAAATATATTGAATGCTGACAAAAAAGATATATTGTCCTGGGCTTATAAACATAATAATCTCAAAACTCAAATAGACACAATGATAGAAAAATATCCAATATCCAAACTGGATATGAATCGTCTTATGAAATTTATTAATATATCTATATCTGATACTAATGAATTTCCGGACGATGAACAAGAAGATGAGTTTTTTCAGGAATCACAATCTACTTATGACCCTTCAAAGTAATATATTATTATTATTTTTCATATGGCAAACATTTAAATATTGCCATATGAAACGTATTCAGATTTAGGAAATCTTGCGTGGTTTAATTGTGTTAGAAACAATGTATATTGAGTTTTCAGTGACTATTACATATTCATTACCCGTTTTAAAGAATTTATCAATACAAGATGTATATGCATCCGATGATTTTACGAGAAGTTTTTCTTTCGTTGATTCTCTAATACCAATGCAACAAGTATTGTTTAGTGAATCAAGCCAATAATCAAATAACACAGGTTTATCTTCTTGTAAAGCGAGATTACAAGCTTTGCGGAGTGTTTCTTCGGTTGGAATGGGATGTGATATTTGAGTTTGCTGAGACATACCTTTTAAATTAAAATTATATATCTTGTTATATTATCTCTTTATATTAGTTATTTGTAATAGTAATAGTTCTCTTTCTCGATTTTTTAATTTTAACCGGTTTTAAAACTGTATCGTCAATATCCGACAAAGAGATTGTATGATATTCCTCTGTTAATATTTCTTTGATTCTTTCGTATATGTTTTGAATTACATTTTCTTCACACATCCCTACGATTAAAATAGTACCCGTTCTAAAAATCATAAAGGACATAACAACTATATTATTATTCACACTATCGCGCTCTCTTTGTAATTCTTCATTTCTTTTATTTAATTCTTCATCAACTGGAACCCCTGCTACATTTTTCTTACGTTTTACTTTTTTTACATTCTGTTCTCCTCTTAGATGACTTTTGCAAGAATATTTTGGTTTATCTGTTGTATGACTATATAAAATAGAAGTATTCGTATAATCATAATAAAATTTACATTGAATCCCTGGATATGAACACGGATCGTATATACATTGTATGTTATACTTACATAAAAGTATTTTATAAAATACCTCTTGGTTGATAAAGAATCCACAATTAAAATTTGAATTTATTAAAACAGTGTCACTTTTGCGATCATAACCTAACGGTTTTTCTATGAATGGTTGAAATAAATCTTTGATAAAATTTAACAATTCATTGAAAATTTCATCATTTCTAACACCCGGAAGTTTCATTTTACCTGTATTGAAAATCTTTACGTGAAATTCGCGAAATATACCTTCAATTTTAAGTCGAATTATTAAAACAAAACAATTATAGAATGCAGACTTTTTCTTAGAACGATATGAAAGAATATCTTTTCTAGATAATCCCACACTTAATTTACGAATATCCTTAAATTTAATACGACCTAATTCGTTATTTATGTGAGTAATAATTTGCTGTTCGCTATACAATTCTTTTGATAATAACTCTTCTACCTGTCTAACTTCTTCCTCATCCGTAAATATATATTTCATCTGTTTTTTTATTACACCATTTTCCTGTGTATTATATGGAATGATTTTTATATTCCAGAACATTTGTTTCAAATCAATATCCGAATTTAAATATGCAATTTTGGACTTGGTGGATATATACAATTCACTCGCTTCGGGAATTTCATCTGTATTATCAGTTTTCGACGCATCCTTTTTATTCACTTCATTACTCGGTCGTTCAACACCGTCTGTCAAAAACTGTTCCCATTCCAATTCAAAATTATCATCATCCATATTGTTTTTATAAAATGTATTTTAACACTTATACTTGATATATTATTTATATCATTTTTATTTATTATGGTTTATTACTTTCATTAATAACGAAAAATAGTATTCATTATATGCTAATGAATACTGTTGCACAGATGCCAATATAATTTTTTCCATTAAAATGATATATTCACTCGTTATATGGATATGTTCACGACAATGTACCAAGATGAACAATAGATATTGTTTCCATATAGCGTTAAAATCTTTATCATATTGGATAGATATTTCCATAACCCTATTAGCACACCATTTTATTTGTTTATCCCTATTCCTTTCAAATAATTGCGTGAATTCTTTCATTTCATCAAATATACGATTCGAAATACTATCTTCTGATGATATTAACTGCATATAATTTAACATTGAACGAATATCCGATGCATACTTTTTTTGTATAGATATTAAATTTTCGTCGGTTAATCCTATATTTTCACTCATATTTACGTGTTGTAAAAAATGAAGAATATTTAATGGTGGTAAATTATTATATCTAAGTAACACAAATTCAGTTTTCAAACTTTCATCGATTTTATAAATATAATTACACATCAAACAATAACGAATATTCGGTTGATATTGTTGTATCAAACATTTTAATGCATATTGTGCCGGTTTTGTCATATAATCAACTTCATCTAAGATAATAAATTTTAATGCATTATAACTAAATAAATTACTTGAATTTATAAAAGTATATATTTGATGCCGTATTACATCAATACCACGATCATCTGATGAGTTTAAATGGATAATCGAATCATTCACAGGTTCATTGTGTATTTCTTTGTATTTTCGAATCAAATTAATAATTGTTGTTGTCTTACCAGTTCCTGGAGGCCCATAAAGTAACAAATTTGGGAAATGATTGGTTTTTATGATATTATCCATAATATTTTTTGTTTCATCATCCAATACAATTTCATATATATTTGTAGGCCTATATTTTTCTGAAAATGGAATACTCATATAGGTTTGTTATTTAACAAATAAAATTTATTTAAATAATCTATTTTTAATATTCCATACCAATGGAAGACAATGTTCCAGTTGTTAAAAAACAAAGAGTTAGTCGTGTTAAAGTAACAGCTTCTCCTATTGAAACACCCAATGATGATTCAATAAAGGATGACGACGAAAAGAAAATAATAAAACGACGCGGTAGAAAACCAAAGGGTGGTAAAATTGTACAATTAACACCTATCGTAAATCCGGTTGTCACAGATAAACCGAATATTTTAATTCAATTAAAATGCTCTAAGAACGATTTATTATCATTACAAGATAATAATATTGGAACATTTCAATTTCAAACAACTATTGCAACCGATTTTTTACAACTAGAACAACCATCCACACCCCATTATAATGATAATTATTTTATGATTCATTCAAATGAATCAGATAATATACCCCTTGAAAATAATGATGCATACCAATCTTTTACGTTTACAAAAAACCAAAATAAACCCTCCCATAATTGCAATACAAATACCAATTCATCTACAAACACATCTGGACCGCAATGTAGATGTGATTATAATTCACAAATGTCTAAAAAAATGTTATTGAAAAAATTAAACGACTTAAGTGTGAATCTTCATAAAAATAATGTGGATAAGAAATCTGCGTGTTTTTGGTGCACCTATAATTTTGACACACCGGTAATCTATATTCCCAAATATAGTATACTTGATCAATACTACGTTTATGGGTGCTTCTGTTCACCTGAATGTGCATTTGCATATCTTATGAATGAAAACATCGACACTGCCACAAAGTTCGAACGATATCAACTACTTAATTTCTTGTATAAATCGATGTATATGTATACAAATAATATTAAACCTGCACCAAATCCTTATTATATGTTGGATAAATATTACGGGAATCTAACAATACAAGAATATCGTTCCCTTTTTCAAACAGACCGGTTATTTTTAATTGTCGATAAACCGATGACCAAGATGATGCCCGAAATGGTAGAGGATAATGATGAATTTATTTTAAATAAAAAATTAATCCCATCAGGAAATTATCAGATTAAACGTGGTTCTACAAAAAGGGGTGAAAATAAACGTGATATAATCACTGAAAACTTTGGCTGTTAAACCTTATATATTTCCATTCATCCGCGCAATAACCACATCCATATTTTCATTCATTTTACCACGAATATGTTTATAAATTTCCTGATTTATGGATTTTTTAACCTTTTGTTTATTCTCTTTTTTACAATCTCCAGTCAAATAATCTTTGATTACACTCATATAATCACCTTCATATTTTATAAACAATTCAGTTGCCTGTTCTTCTGTGTAATTTGTTTGATTAACAATAATATTAATATATTGTTGTTTATCCATCTCACTTTCTTCAGACATTTACACCTTTTATTTTTTAAAAGGAATTTATATTATGTTTATTTCCGCATCATATATTAATATGATTAAAATCTGTCAACCAGCGATTATTTTCTTTTTAACTATGGTGCTATACGTATTAACTGTTTCACAGTCAAACGACATTCTTCTCGTTCGAATGACAACTATCGGTATTATTTCTTATTGTATCCAATACCTGTGTGACAATAATTTTACAATTATTTCTTGGTTATTAACTTTTATACCCATCATTTACATCATCTCCATATATATTATGATGATTCTTATTAATAAATATTAAAGTTAGGAGATTAGGTTATACAATGAAATCTTTTTTGGGAAAAATATTTTTCAAATGTTTTAATTATTATAATTATGTAAGTAAACTCATTTTTTCGTTGTGTTTTTATCCATATTATTATCGTATTTCTAAATACGGGAAAATTATAAAATACAAATATATATCCAGATTGTATACAGACACATTAACAACAGATGATTTTTTTATCACATATGAATGCGATAAAAATTTGAAATTATTCAATCGTATTATTTTCTCAGATATAGTAAAAATTACACAAAACTCTCTATTAAATATCTCAACAACTCCATATAAATCTCTCAATTATATTAGTTTTGCAGATATATTGAGAATTACATCAGACTCACCAACATCACATAATCATCGAGATGGTGTAGCTGTAAATTATACAAAGTATATTTTTACAAACATAATATTAAACATTTTTAATAAAGAGCATACAATTTATCTTAGAACAGACAATTACAACTTTTATTTTGTAGGTAATATCATCAATTATTCATTTATACAATATTATATTTTAAATATACTACAATCAAACATATTTTCCATTTTTAATAAAGAAATGTATGATATAATGTATATTAAGGGATTGGTAAAAAATTATGCTAATAAAGGTATGAAAGTTCCATATAGCTTAACTATTATTGACCATAAATTCAATATGATTACATTAAACCAAGATGACAGTATTGTATTAAATCAATCAGATTATGATTTATCCACATAATTGTACCAAGTATAATACATTTGGAAAATAGAATTGTTGTCAATAAATCAACATTGTATTTATAAAAACGAAATTACACAGATAAACATTATATTATAAAAATCACTTAAAATACTTAAAATATTATTTTTAAGTTTCGATAAATGAGTACCGTCACTACTAATAATGTAGTTTCAACGAATAATCATCTGAAAATATATAATACAGATATTGGTGAACAATTTTCACCAAATGTTCTTAGTAAAAGATGGGTTTTATGGTCACATCTTCCACAAAATACTGATTGGACTATTTCAGGATATAACCAAATTGCTACTATTTCTTCATTAGAGGAAATAGTAGCATTATTTAACGTAATACCTGATACTTTACTTACTTCTTGTATGTTATTTATTATGAAAGAGGATATTCTTCCTATATGGGAAGATGCTAAAAATTGTAGGGGTGGATGTTTTAAATATCGTATTATAAATAAACACGTTCCACAAACCTGGAAACATATGGCATATAGTTTGTTAGGTGAAACAATGAGTTCTAATAAAAAATTTTTAAACAATGTTACTGGAATCGCAATTTCACCTAAGAAAAAGTTTTGTATTTTAAAGGTATGGACTTCGAATTGTGATTATCAAAATTCTGATATAATAGACACTGAAAATGTTATTTTACAATCAAATCGTGCTTTATTTGAAGCACATAATTCAAAAAACGAATAATTATTTTTAATAAAAAAATGAATTGATTTATATTTATTTTTAATAAATATAAATTAACAAAATGGTGAAAATTTCACAATCTCATTATTTCGAATATATTTCCGATATGAGTAATATGCTTCCTTACATACCTTCTTGTAAGGTAATAGAATATTATTCTGATATGATTCAATTTCAAATTACTCATTCCTATATTTTAGAAGAATTGACTTCAGTCGATTACCTCATTGATTTAATGATTCGACTTAATAAAATCATAATTTATGTAGAATATCGTTTAAATATACAAGAAACACCCATTTGTATTTACAACTCAATGTCATATACGGAAATCATCAATGAATTTATACCATATGTATACTTTGACGAAAGTCATATTCAAGAATATACAATAATTCGTTCCAAATTGTTAATCATATTACAATTAATAAACAATGCTATATATAGATTAAATACACCCGTTGAAAATTTAACAACACAAATATACATTTCTGCATAATATTTACTTTACAATATTTCGAGTAATTTGTCAATTGCTTCTATACTCAAAGATTCGGGGAATAATACTTCGAAATTTATAATTAAATTTCCAGTGAATTCACCTCGTGACATACCCATATTAGGAAGCGTTTTTTTATAGTTTGGGTGTATAATATTCCCTTTTGTATTATTAATATTATACGTATTACCACTAATATGTAGTAAAACAAAATTGAAACCAGTTAATGATTCTTTTAGGGTTATTTTTCTTGTCAATTTTAAATCTAAACCATCACGTATATATTCAGTCGTATTTTGTATTTCGATTACTATTTTAACATCACCTTTTACATTATTTATAACATTTCCTTTACCTTGGAGAAGAATAATTTCATCATTATCGACACCTTTATCAAGTGTTATATATACAGTTTCTTTTTCATTCACTTGTATATTATTTTCAAGTACCACACGATCAATTTCAATATGACAAGAACCACCTCTATAAGCTAATTCCAATGGTATTGACAATTTTTTTATAATACAACCAGGTTTTGAGTGAAATGTTTGAAAGTGAATAGGACCTTTACCCATTTCTCCAAAGTTTGGTCTTATTCCACCCATAACACCATTCATAAATAATTGAGCTATTATATCTTCAGGGTTTATATTCATATTCATATTCACACCGTGTGTATTATGAAATATATTACCCATACCCCCATTCATACCATTCATACCATTCATACCATTCATACCAGGGTTTCTTTTTAGTTGGAGATTAAAATCATAATCCGATTTTAATTTTTTATCACTCAACGTATTATAGGCTTCATTAATCAACTTAAATTTCTTCGTTTTCGTCTCATCATTGTTTGTTTTATCAGGATGATTTAACAAACTTAATTTACGATATGCTTTTTTTATTTCTTCCAAACTTGAATTTTCAGAAACTTCTAGAATATCATAAAATGTTTGTTCCGACATTATATTTTACAAAAACCTTAAAAAAATATAAATTAAACAAATGAGATAAATCAATATAATACAATGAGTATACTTTTGGATAAATATAGACCTATTTTTTTCTATGAATTTGAAAAGGCCGATTCATCTACCTTTGCATTCGTAAAGAAACTTATGAAAATGGATAAATTGAATATTATTATTGTGGGTAAGGAATGTTCTGGAAAAACTACTTTTATTAACAGTATTGTTAAAGAATATTATAATGACCAACCTCAGAGCGAAAATAGTCGCGTTTTAAAAATAAATGTACTTAAGGAACAAGGAATAAATTATTATAAAACAGATGTGAAGACGTTTTGTCAAACAAATTTACAGATAGGTAATCGTAAAAAAAAGATAATTATCTTAGATGATTTCTGTAGCATCTCTGAAGAGGGTCAGATATATTTTAAATTTCTTATGGAAAAATACGTAAATGTTCATTTTATTGCTTCCACCACCCATTTACATAAAATATCAAAACCTGTATTATCATACTTTATTCCAATAAACATACCTTTGTTAAACGATGATAATATAAAAAGTATCATCACAAATATTTGCAATAAAGAAAATATTATTTTATGTCCAGACAATCGAGATACAATTATACACTTTCTTATTACTACTACAAATTCAAATATCAAAATGATCATTAATATCATCGAAAAAATGATATTGTCAAATTATGAAATAATCACTTTAGAAAATACACAGTTACTCTCAAACAACATAAGTTATGTATCATTAGACCAATATACCCATCACATTCTTAATAAAGAATTGGATTGTGCTATAGATATTATATTAAAATTATATGAACTCGGGTTCTCCGTTGTAGATATTTTATATGAATATTTTCAATTCATAAAAAACAATCCATTTCTATCCAATTATCTATCTGATAAACAAAAACATATTATTATCACTATCATTACCAAATATATATCCATTTTTTATGAGACTACCGAAACAAATATTGAACTAACATTTTTTACAAATGAAATTATTAATGGGTTGGGAAAATGCGATTAGGCATCAACCCATATATTGTTTCTCCTAATTCTCCTATACCATCCAACTCCCATAAACGAATATACTTATTGATAATATTCATTTTCTCTTTTTCATTTGAATTATGCGAATCCTTTATTATATTGAGTGTTTTGTTGGAAGCATCCGTACAAGATAATAACATATACTTACTCAATATACTCGTTCCTTCGCATACTTGTCGCATACTCATCCTAGGAAAATAACCATAATTTATTCTAGACAATAATTCATCCATATCTACATACACACCATAACTATTTGTATGTAAATCTATATATTCACTAGACATTAACGTATCAATTGTTATTGCACTTCCTTCAATTGTTTTTGCTCCAATATATCCACTATCAAACATATATACAATTTTCTGATGAACTTTATCCATCAAATAGTCATTTATTTTTCCTAAAAATTTACTCTGGTCTGTATAATCTACACTTATTTGATACTCTAAGAAACGTATCATTTTCATCATATCATCGCTATTTTTTTTACAACCTAAGAACTTTATATTCGCCTTAAAGGTATTTCCATTCTCCGACATATCTTTATTCACACTTTCAATCGTAAATATATCCATTTTATTTGTACCAATATCCCAAATGTAATACAGATCTTTCATACACAAAAAGGATATTGGCATATTTATGCCTCCATATTTATATAACAATTGACATATTGCCAATTGTCTCATATACGACCTTACTGGGTCAGACACCCTTGATAAATCAACTTTCCAAGCTGGTAATAATCTACTAAAACTCGTATCATCTATAACACATATATGAAATGTATCATTACACATCATTATCATACTCTTTAAAGTAATATATAAATAGGGTTGGTTTAGATTAAACGACGTTCTAGAACCAAACGATTGCCAATCACGCGAGTTATATTCGTATGGAATATGTAACCATAATATAGGTTTTACTTCCTTTAACAATTTTTCAGCACTATCCTTGTAATAATATTTGTTTATAAAATCCATATCATCATCCATTTTATCATTACTTGGTTTATAACGTGTTTTATTCAGTTTTTCTACATATTTCATATATAATATTACTATCATTGTTATTGCTAATCCTAAATATAAATAATAAAATGTATCCGTTTTCATTATTAATATATTACACTAACAAAAAATATACAGATAGGTCTTGTTTATGGTTTATCTGTATATTTTTTGTATTTTTTTCATACACCTTACCCACTTTTGTATTAATTTATTTCCTATCCATGTAATAAATTAAACTTACTCCAAAAGATATTATTTCGTTTTACAGATTCTTCAGTTTCTTTTGCCAATCGATAAGCAATTTGTGAACCTTCATCATTACTTATTCTTGTTTTTTCTTCCAAATATTTAAAATCATAATGATTATCAAATGCATCTTTCACCAATGCATCACTATTTTTTTTGTACTCATCGACATTTTTAATATGGTCTGATTCAGAATAATCCTTTTCGCTTACTGGAATTACAGGAATATTATGTGCAACATATAAATCCTGATATGGGAGTGGTGAAAATAAATCAGAACTATACCCATCTTGTTTATTTTTATTTTCATCATTTAAATGATAATATCCACTCGATGATACAGGTAATTCCATAACACCATCATATACAATTAAATCTCTTGCTTTTTTCTTATGAACTTCTATATCAGTAACGTGTGACATATTTTTACCATTCTCCTCACTATCGACAGTTCTAAACCATTCATCATACCCATCTTTTTTATCATTAATCAACACACTTTTTTCAAATTCATCATTAAACCATTTATTAAACTCTCGAACATCCTTCACATTTTTTGTTTTACTATCCACAAATTGCTTTTTTTTATCATTATTATCATCCAATAACATATCTAATTCGTCATCTTTTTTCCATAATCCACTCTCATTTTTAAGAATAGATTTATTCTTAAATTCCCAAATACTATATAACATTTTATACGCTTTCGAATAAAAAAGAAAATACTCACTTGGTAAACCAGATTTATCTGGATGAATACGCAATACTATTTTTTTAGCGTTTTTTAATTCATATTCATTAAAATCTTCAGACATTTCGAAAAGTTTAAGTAAATCATCAAGAGAATAATTTTCAATTTCTAAATCATTCATTACCTATAGTTATAATAAAGTAAAATTTTCTTTTTGAGATTGTTTAAACGTATTCATATATTTAGATGCTGCATTACCACATTTTCTAAAAAAGCTGTCTAAATCAGGTGGGGAAGCACCTGAAACACTTAAATCAGGTATATATGTCTTGTTTAAACTCGTATAACACAATAAAGTTGGGATTCCATAAATCATTTTCTTACTTTTTAAAAAGCTATATATATCAGAATTTTCATCAACATCCAAATCAACACAAGTTACACAAGATGGAGAACTTGCGAAAAAATAATCAACCAATGGCTTTATTTTTTGACACGGTTTACACCAAGTCGCACTGAATCTAATCACTATTAACGCCTGGTTTTGTGCTAAAAACTGTGTAAACTGATTTCTATCCGAAAATCCAGTTATAATCGTTTTTGATGCAAGTGTATCTTCGTTTTCTTCATTTGTTACTTTTTCTTCCATAACTAAATTGTTATTATTTATTTGTGTAATCATATTAATTATACAAATAATATTTTTTATTTTTTAACTTATATAATTGTAATAATGAGTTCAACAACCAATACAACTAATACACTAAGTACATTAGTATCCAATACAGGATGTTTATTCAGTTATATTATCGCAATAGGTTCTATATGCTTAGGTAATGTTCAAGCCGGTATTATATTTTTATTCTGTTTGGTACTTTTAACCATTATTGGATTTTATATCATTGATAGTACAAAGAATATGATTAAACCCATAAACAATATATTATTTGATTCAGAAATTGGAATTAATATTTCCATTATCAGTTTCACATTATTATATATAGCCTCTTCGAGGATGTATAATAATGAAAATAGTTCGCAATATTTGGGTGTAGTTATAACTTCTAGTATAATCTTATTATTGTATGCAATTGCAATTAGATATGTAAAACATCTACCTTATATAGGTATTTACTCCTTCATTTTTATCATATCTTCCATACTCGGAATGATTACAAGTATAGTTATATGTGGACTAAATCCACAATTTATACTAATCGGAAATAAAACTACAGATTCCTCAAACAGTCAATGTTCGACTACACCAAACAGTACTTTCAAATGTTCATTCATATCAAATGAAGATGGTACTGAAATAAACTTGGATGATGTATTAAATAGTTAATCTGTTCTTTTTTTTACTATAACCTCCTTCTCTACACTTTCTCTATTATCGAAGATAAATTTTACCAATTCAGGAACCTCTACGCCTGTATTTTCTAAATACTGCTGCAACAATACATCCAATATTTTCTTATTTACTGGCTTCTTACTACTACTTTTTTTATAAAGTATACTTTCATCATTGTTTAAATTTATCTGGTCTATCTGTGATTTTTTCATATATTCCAATAATTCACCACTAAGTTTTTTTTTGTTATTATTCAACTCTCTAATTTTTTTTTGATAGAATGAAATCTCACTATCCATTGACACCCATTCTTTTACCAATTCAGATAATTCAGGAGATTCTGGTGTTTTTGTTGATTCCATATTTTACACACTTGTATTATCAGATAATACAATTCTTTTTATGTCTTTTACATAATCCTTCATTTCCAATATACGATATATCACATTTTTGACCTTTGCGATTACCTTTTTGTAAAATAAAGGTGCATCTATTTTTTTCTTTTGAACCTTTATTCATACCGTGTTTTTTACAAAGTGGATATTTATATCCAGAATAACACGGTATATTACATTCATCTTTTGAACATTTAATTATTTTGTAAAATGGTAAATACTTATCGACAATCTGATATTGCACATCATCTGTATTCACTCCATATATTTTTATTTTATATTCTTCTGGTATATATGGTAATATCATAAATTGACTTTGTCGACAATACGGACATTGTAGTATCCCTACATTTGAAATACAATTACTACATTTGCTATTATGCGACATATACAAACGCGTATACACGTCTTTCAAGAGTGGGTTGTAATTAAACTTATGATTACACTGCAATGTAATATGATTTTTTGTCAATTCATCATTCGTTATTAAACAAATATCGATATTCTTATTACATTCTTTATCTCCATCATTCTCTCCATTTTCCTCATATACCATTTTATAAAAATCCAAATTACCTTCAATCGAATACATAATTAATGATTACATAGATTTTTATAATGTTTTTATAGATAAATATTCAAATGACAAGTACTTGGGGGCCACAAGTTTGGTGTTTTTTACATACTTTAGTTTCAAAAATAAACAGTGATAGTTTTTATTTAATAGGCAATCAGTCATTAACATATATAACAAAAATATGTTCAATGCTTCCTTGTCCTGATTGCAGTAACCATGCACGTATGTTTTTCTCACGCATCAACCCCTCATTTATAAACACCCGACAAAAGTTAATCGATTTAATATATTTATTTCATAATGATGTGAATAAACGAACAAAGAAAACTTTACAATTTCCTTATTCTTCACTCGATATTTATGAAAATAATAATTTATATAAATGCTATAACGATTTCGTTAAAGTTTATAAAATAAACACATCATCAAAACTTAATGCAGACACTTTCCAAAAGGAAATGTTACTTAAAAATCTTCATAAATGGCTCATAACTAACCATTCACACTTTCTTCCACCTTCCTCACCATCTCCTTCCACCTCTACTTCTACTAATCCTTCCACCTCTACTTCTA